TTTAGAATAATATCTGGTATTCAAAGAGATAAAAACAATTCATACAACACCATTGTTTAAACATATTGAAATACAATGAATTAAAAGAACCAAAATAAAAACATTTCATACAATTACTTTAATGTTACTTATATTATTAGGCTCCACGTGAGCCTTTTTTTATGGGTTACTTTAATTGATGTTTAAAGGTTGTTTAAAGCATACCTAAAAACGACTTAAAAGCCCTTAGAATAAGCGATAAACTATAGTTCAAGTATTATATACCAACGGGAATATTTACCCCATATTACCATATAATTATGCCCCTACCGGTTAAACCAGGATAGGGATGTTTTTATAAGTAAAAAACGAAAAATACATCAATTAGGGCGTAAGTAGGGCGGTAAATAGGTCAAAAATAGTACTATTAAATAATGTATATAACCAAAAAACAACAATAATATAGTTAATATATAGTTAATGTATACCCTTTAATACTATAAAACTATAGGATTGAAACAAAAATAAATACATATAACTAATTAGTATATAATTAATTACATGTATCCATATATAAAAACACGAAAAAAAAGCTATTTTTCAAGTGATTTATCTGATTTTGAAAGCATATTAGTAATGTCTTCCATCCTATATTCCAATTGTTTCAAACGATTTGTGTAGTTATCATTAATATTTGGCATCTTAGCAGATAACCTTAGATCAGCATACCAGATGCTAATAATCTGATCATGCTGAAGATTAAAGTTAGGATAGTTAGACTTATCTAAATTGTCGGACATACAAACTATGAATCCCTTGCTTAACCGGTTCTTCACCCGTTTTATATAACCGCGTCCTTCAGTGTCCACAATGGCATATACATGCTTATCCCTCATTTCCAACCATTCTGATTTATCTAACATATGTACAATGATCCGGTCACTGTCAAATAAAGTTGGAGACATTGAATCACCTTTTACCAAAACAGAAAGATTAATTCCATCTTTCACCATATTAGCCGGTAGGATCATATAATCCGTAGTTACAATATTCCGACCATTTATAAATCCTCCTAATCCGGCAGAAAGTTCAGTTTCTATAATTGGTATCTTGACCAATTTATCATCATATGTTAAACTTATGGGTGAAATAGTTGAATTATTAGACGATATATCTCGTTTTATCATGTCGCCTATTCCTAAAATTAGCCATTCAGGGTTCACTTCAGGAAAGAAAGCGAGAAATTTTGTTGTGTTTTCTTCACTCATTCCGTTGTTTTGATCCAATATACCCCTAGTTATACCTGTTTTTTGATAAAAATTATACTTTGAAATACATTTATATTCAATGTATTGCAATATATTTTTCTTTATAAGCGATTTTTCTTGCATAAATGTTTGTGTAAACGAAATATCTCGTATATATTTGCAAAGTATTTTAAACCGTTTCAAAGTGAACGGTGCAAATGTATGAAAAGTTTTACAATACACACATATATGGGAAAAGAAAAAACAATTGTAGTGAACTACAAGGTAAAAAAAGAACTATTAAAATTTGGTTCTTATCCTACCATTAAGAAGGCACTGGAAGGTGATACTAAAACTCCTCAAAAAATTGAGATCAGGGAGGAAGCGATAAAACTGGGTGGAAGGTTTTCGGAATCAGAACTAACTCAGGAGTCAGAAAAAAGTGATAATTCAACTAGTGATTGCACACCACTGATATGAAAGCATTCCTCTATTTTGTTTTTGACCGGTTGCTGTCGGATCCGCTTAATCAGCGAATTTGCAATATTGGATTAATTGCAGCAGTATTATTTTCTTAAATATCATTATTCAAATTTTATAAAACTAAAATAATGAAAGCATCAACTAATTCGGAAACGGATACTTTAATAGAAAACTGTGTATCTGAGTACAAACATCAAATTGACAAAAAAACTTCGTCGGTAATTTGTAAAACATGTCGTGAACTATATTCCGAAACTCTTTCGCAGTTACCTGAGTACTCGAAGTTGATCGAAAATAGATCAGATCAAAAATGCATGTGCAAGATTTATTTTCTGATAAATCAGAATCGGAATAAAACTGGATGTCGTAAGATGTCGCGAACTCAAGTGAGTGAAATAATGCTAGACCTGTTATCATGTCAACAGCAGTCGAACGATAAGCTGAAGTGATATCGGGATTGTAATATGTAATAATTACATTTTCTCGCCATACCTTTTTATTAGATTTTTTATTCATAATGTTTAATTTTTTGATTTGACAACACAAAGTTAACATTAATTTTTGCAATGACAACCGTGAAAGAATGGAGGCAGCCCGGAGAGACGGCATATTTTTAAAACACAATTATTTTTTTTGAACTATGTACAGGGAAATTGATAATACTTTGACAATTACGGTAAATGACTGGTGTAATGCCGGTTTAAGCTATGCACAGTTTAACCATGATAGTAAAAACGGTTTTCTATCAATTTATCGCCGAGGTTATAATGGAGATACTTTAATTGACGTACGTAGCATTAAAAGACCTGAGAGATTGAACGTCTTAGAACGCACTTTTGGAAAAATAGAATCTGAAAAGACGCGTACTTCAAATTTTACAGTTGAAATTGACCATAAAGCCCGCACATTCTTTCTAGGACAGACAAAACCTGATGGAACTCCTATTGAACCAAACCGAATAGAAGAATACGTAAACAGAGCTTCCATATTCAACGCACTTAAAAAAGGTCTTGAAACGCAAATTGCACAACGAGCTAAAAGCGGCAACCGGTTAAAAATGGGTGAATTCTGGAACGATGCTAAAGATTGGTACCTTGAACAGGTTGAGAAATACCCATGTACTGCAATAGGTAACGCACGTAGCCTTGAAAGAGCATTTAAATCGTATTTAAAAGGAGGTTACAATGAACTTATGCATAAGAATATTGGAAATGATGCTGCTCGTGTAGTATCTGTTTCAGCTGAAAAATTAATCCTTGCATTGTGGAGAACAAATGATAAACCTTTTGTAAAACGAGTACATGATCTTTACCTGGAGTTTTTATCAGGAAGAAAAGAACTTTTTGATAAAAGTACCGGTGAGATATTCCGTCCTCAGGATTTTATGCATAAAGGAAGATCAATGGAGGTTAGTCAGGCCACTATTTGGAATTACCTGAAGGATGTCGTTAACAATACGGCTACGTATGCAGACCGTAATGGAAATTTTGCTTTTGCTGATAAGGTAATGGCAAAGAAACACCGGAAGCCGGGAAGATTCTCCTTGAGTAAAATATCTATGGATGACGTTGCTATGAGTCGCAAATCAAACAGAGGTTGGATTTATAAATACATTGCCGTGGATGTAGTATCAGGTTATTATTTCCGTCCGACATACATAGTTGGCAAGCCAAACGCAGGAACTGTAATTGAAACATTCAGAAATATGTTTTGTGAACTTGACATGATGGGTTTGCCAATGCCGGGCGAACTGGAAGTAGAATGGCACTTGATGAAAGAAATGAGAAGCTGGCTTGAAGAGATGTTTCCATTCGTACGATTTTGCGAAACAGCTACAGAAAAACGCGTAGAGCATACCAACAAACAATTCAAATATGGAATTTCTAAAAAAGAAGGTCATACCCGGGGACGTTGGTTCTCACCTCATGAAGCTTACCGTTCTGTTCGTAACAGAGTCAGCGGAGATATGATTGAACCAGTTTACCAACCTCAAACTATCGTTCATGATGATTTATCCGACATTGAAAAGTATAACAATGAACTTCACCCATTACAAAAAACTTATCCAGGAATGACCCGTAAACAGGTACTTCTATCACAAGTAAATCCTGTTTTGCAACCTATCGAACACTGGCACCTATACAAGTTTATCGGAAACGAAACTAAAACTTCAATTTATCACAATGATTACTGTCCGGTATCGAACTGCGAATTTGAACTCAAGGACTTCAAAAATCTGAAAAGACTAAAATCGAATGATCGCAGCGTAACAGCCTACTGGCTTCCTGACATGGAGGGAACGATTAACGAGGTTTACCTATGGCAAGGTGATACATTTATTGGACAGGCAGAAAACAGAGCACAATACGCCTACAATGAATGTGCCATTGAACGTACCGAGGTAGATGAAGCCAATATGCTTCACCAAAATAAACGAGTCGCTCATCAATACAAGTTTATCAAAGATGAAAAAGCTGAAATTCCTAAGGTTGGAAATTTTACCACTACACCGGCTGCAGTTTACGAAAAGGTTGAAATAATGGAAAATGTACAACCTAAGGGATATGATATTGATGAGGAAGATGAAGAATCGGTTGTTGATTGGGGAAAATTTGCTAAGAACTCATTATAATAAATTAAACGAATTTTAAAACACACCATATTATGATTACAGAAGAATTAAAAAAACGGATCGTAGCAAGTTTGGCAGAAAGCCGCCAGTTGTTTGATGGATCGGATGCAAAGTTTGCCATTTCATTGGGAATTAATAACGCTCAATACAGCAGGATTAAGAACGGTGATACTACTAAGGTATTAGCTGATGCAGTTTGGATATCACTGGCACGCCGTCAGGGAATATCAGTAAATAATGCACCTGCATGGAAGATCGCAAATACACCGGTATTTCAGTTTATCACAGCACAGTTGGAAATTTGCCAGAATGATGGTATCAGCTCCCTTTTATGTGATCTGAGTGATATCGGAAAAACAGTAGCAGCTGTTCACTTTGCTAAAACTCACAAGAATGCGGTTTATTGCGATTGTTCACAGGTTAAGAGCAAACAAAAGATGATCCGCTATATTGCTAAGGAATTCGGGGTTGGGAACAGCGGTAAATACGCTGATGTGTACGAAGATTTGGTGTTTTATCTGAAAACACTTCCCAATCCCCTTATTATACTTGATGAAGCGGGTGATCTTCAGTACGACGCTTTCCTTGAAATAAAAGCATTATGGAATGCTACCGAACATACCTGCGGTTACTATATGTTAGGAGCCGAGAGTTTACAGGAGAAGATGAGACGTGCCATAGATCACAAAAAGGTAGGTTATACTGAACTATTCAGTCGTTTTGGTAAGAAATACGGTAAAGTGATACCAATTGGAAAAGAGGAAAGCGAAAAACTTTTGAATCAAACTGCTGCCCAGATTATTAAAGCAAACGCAGCGGAAGGAACTGATGTAAATAAACTTTTACGGCAAACTATGGGTGAAGATGATCGTCCGAGTCTCCGCCGTATCTATACTAAAATAACAACTGCAGAGTGATATGCAGAGAGCTTACAGCGTATCGAACGTACAAGAGGCAAAGTTCCAAACGTTGAATTTTACGGGGGAATGGAAAGAAGCAGTTGGCTCACCTGAATTAACCGGAACGTGGTTTATTTACGGACCGCCAAAAAACGGAAAAACAAGTTTCGCCATGAAGTTGGTGAAATACCTGACAAACTTTAAACGATCAGCTTACAATTCTGTAGAGGAAGGTTTGAGTCTTACCATTCAAATGGCTATGGATCGCGTGAACATGATTGATGTGGGTAGTAAGTTGATCTTATTGGAGAAAGAAGAAATTGAGCCACTAATTGAACGACTACAACGACATAAATCACCTGATGTGATTGTGATCGACTCTATTCAGTTTATGGAACTAAAATTCTCTGATTATAAGAGGCTAAAAACAATGTTTCCTCACAAACTATTTATCTACGTCTCACATGTAGAAGGAAAGCAACCTGAAGGATCAACAGCAAAACGTATATGGCGTGATGCAAATGTAGCATTCCGTGTAGAGGGGTTTAAAGCATTTACAACTTCCAGATATGGTGGCGGATCGGAAATAGTAATCAGCGAAGAATTTGCAAAGGCACATTGGGGATTAAAATATTAAAATTTAAATTATATATATCAACACACAACGGATATGAAAGCAATATTAAAAGTAACTGAAATTGACAAGCGGAAGAACGGATTGATCAAGAAGTATCACGTGCTTGTCCGGGATGCAAAAATAAGTGATGAGGACAAAATTGTCCTATTGTCGAATTGGAAGGTAAAAAGTTCAAAGGATATGAATGTCGATCAACTGATTCAGGTATGCGATTATTTAGAACACATGGTTGATCCAGAAAAGGCAGAGTTGGAAAAGTGGCGTGATTGGACAAGGACTTGTGTAAAGTCATACGGTCGTGGACTTGGAGCTAATTACAGCGATGAATATGCTGAAGGTATAATCTGCGTAGCTGCTAAGATTGATAACTTCAATACGATTTCAAAAAAACGGTTGCAAGGCATTTATAACCAATTCAAGAAAAGTAAACAGGATGCTGTTTCTGCAAAGCAACTGATTGTAGAAGATATACAGGCAATGGCCGCATTGAACTAATACTAAAAATATCACAAAATTATGGAACAAGAAAAACCAAGTAAAATTGATGAGTTGACCGAATGGTTAGAAACTCATGAAATTGATGATCCGGATTACGCGGATAAGTTTGCAGAATTAAAAAGATTGGAGGAAGATTATGACTGATCAAATATTTATCTACGTACCGATAATTATCCCCGTCATTTTAATCGGGATTTATTTAGTAGGGAATCATAAAAAGAAAGGCGTATGAACAAGCTTACTTTAATAAATATCCCTGTTGGTGAACGTGGGATGATCAATGGCAAATGTTACGAAGCACAAAAGACCGATATTTTCGGAGCAGCCAATTGCTTTGTTTGTGACCTGCATGTTCCCGGTGAAGGATGTAATAATCGAAATGTAGTTTGTTATTGTCCTCCACGAACTTTTAAGGAGGTAACTCCGGATTATTACGATTACAATGATGATTATGATGAATGGGCAGATACAAAAGTATGGCAGATAGTAGTAATAATTATTCTTTTATGTTTTCCAATGGTAGGATGTTGGATTTGGGAAAAAATATTGACATTAGGAATTTATATAATTAACAAAATAAATAAAATAAGAGAGCATGACACAAACAAATAAAAATCAGTTTTGGACTGATGAGAGTGGTACACAAATACCATATAAAAGAATAACAAAATCAGAGAGACTGATGGAGGTTAATTCTGATAAGTTAGTAAAAAGAGCAAAAATGATTAATGATAAATTAATCGCTTTTAAGAAGGAAATCAGAATTCTATGTGAGGAATGTGAGATCGCATTCCTGGAAGAAAATAAATTGAACCGGGATAATTACAAAGGCAACTATACCTGGTTTAATTTCGACAGATCGGTTAAAGTTGAAAGATCAATCAATGAAGCTTTACAGTACGATGATCAAACTATTATGGCCGCTAAAGAGATCCTGCATGAGTTCTTATCTGATAGCCTTGATTCATCAAAGGATTTCGTAAAAGAAATGATTCTAACAGCCTTTGAGAACAAGAATGGTAAACTGGACCCAAAAAAGATAACACCGCTTACAAGGCACGAAAAAAGGGTAAATGACCCTCGTTTTACAGAAGCTTGTAATCTGATTAAAAAAGCCGAACGCCGTCCTGATTCAAAAACATACTTCCGAGTATGGGTTAAAAATGTAGCCGGGGCTTATGAAAGTATTGAATTGAATTTTTCTAACATTTAATAATAATCAG